CTTTGGAAAAAGGGTTTACAGTACTTCCAACGTATATTTTCCCTACGATTCTCCCTCCATTGTTTATCGTAGGCGAAACTCTCCCCCAATATGTTATTAAATTGAATGGAGGCAATGGTTTACTCGCTTCGTCAATTAGCAACCTAAACATTTTCTGACCGTCATAACTTGACTCAGTTGTGTTTCTCCAATTAAAAATAGTGTTAAGATAATCATCTGTACTGTTGTCTTTTTTCTTCTTGGCAATTTTAGTAGAGTCTGATGGCTTAGAAAATTCAACCTCGGTTTTGCTATCAATCTTTCCTTTAATTACCGGCACAAAGAAAAATGGTAAATTCTGAATCCCATAGGTAAGTTTTAAAAACGCCTCTTGAGCATCAATACCGGTCTTAGATATAATTCCTAATTTAGAGTTATTGGTTATTGTACCGTCATTTATGAATTCGCAAATTATTTGGTATGTGAATCCCGTTCTTCTCGACTTACAAAAAATTTCTCCAAGACAACGCGGATCAATTGCACAAGCACGAGTAAAGTAAAACATTTCTAATTGAGCATAACGAAATCCCATGTAATTTCCGTCGTCAAGCATCTTGACCCATTGCATTGATAAATAATGAGCCGGAGTTAGGTAAATTGGCTCTCCATTATTCATAAACCAGATTCCAGTCCTCCTTCTTTCAAATTCTTTCATTATGTATTCTACATACATATCTTCATTTTCAGGAGTTAATCCAGCAGGCATATCAGTTCTTCTCCAATATTGATCTTCTTTTGGTAAGTTGCTGAATAGTATGTCTTTTTTGTTTTTAGGAACAGCAGGAAGCATTATATTTAGTCCGTCGAGGTTAATCACTTTTCCTTTTGTTCCAAGCGGGCAAATCATTACCGAGTCAGTTTCTTCATCATACCATTGTTTATGATAATCTTTTGCAGGATAAAATTCTTGGCTTGAGAATTTTTCAACAAATCCCCTTGAAAATTCTCTTGATTTTAAATCTATTTTATCAGCATCTAATTGTAGTCTTAACTGAAGTACTCCGGAATTTATTTCGGATATAGCTTTAAAAATTAATGGCTTTGCTTTTGCTGATTTACCGTGATTCTCAGGATCAACTTCATTTGGGTCTATGTCTTTTCTTAAAGCAAATCTCAAAACTTCAATCGCGCTTTCTCCTGCGTCTACTAAATCTTGAACATACTTTCTTAGTTTTGTTTCTTTTGGAGCATTTAACGAGTTTTGCCAAGTGAGAATTAATTCTTTTGCAGAAGCGAATGTGTCTATTTTAGAAGACATTACAGCTTGAAGTTTTTCGCTTTTTACCTCTACAATATCAACGTCAAAGTTTAGTACGTCAATACAGTTAGATATGGCATATTCGACATCTTTTGATAAATCCTTCATTTAAATTCAAATTACAATAAGCAAATATATGAATTTTTATTTTTATATTTGCACTGTAGTTGCCCTCTCGCATTATAGCAACATTCGTCTAATACAGACCCAACAATGATAAAGAGGTGAGAGGCTTTTGATTTGTTGGGTTTTGTGTTTTAATATTTTAACCATGATAGAATACTACAAAAAACAAACGTTAGAAAGTTTATTTTACATAAACGACAAAGGATTAATTTGCTATGAGGATTGGCTTGACATTCCTTTTTATGAAAATCTTTATAAAATATCAACCATAGGAAGGGTTAGGAGTTTGGAAAGATTTCAGAAAAACCACTCAAAACTTCAAAGGGTTCCTGAAAAAATATTAGTACAATGTTTCCATTCTGACGGTTATTTAAAAGTAAAATTAAGTAAAGACGGAGTTAAGGTTAATTATAAAATTCATCATCTTATGGGGTGGGTTTTTCTAAATCATTATACAAACGGAACTACTGAAGTTGTAGTTGACCATAAAGACAACGTTAAAACAAATAATTTTTCTTATAACTTTCAGTTAATTTCAAATATAAACAACTGCAATAAAGATAGAAATAATAACAAAGTAGGAATAAATGGTGTGTATAAAAGTCATAAAAATTTTACTTGTACTATATGGTGGAAAAATAAGCACAGGAACTTAGGCTCTTATGAAACCGTAGAAGAAGCGGGCGCTATACGACAAATGGCTTTTAATTTAATTGAAAATGGAGAGTCAATAGAGCATTTGATAAAACGACGTGAAAATAGAACCGTTTTTAAGCCTAAAAAAATTGACATAAAAGACTATGATAAAATAAAATCTTTATATGACGAAGGTAAGACGCTTAGAGAAATTGGGGAGATATACAATGTTACTAAAACTCCAATTTCAAGTATTTTAAAAACACACCTTGGAATGAAGAAATTACCGAGAAGGTCTAAAAAATAAAAATTATGATGCGAAGCAAAAAAAGAGAGCGAGTTCGTCAAGCGATTATTTTATTGCAAGAGAATGAACAAAAGTATGTTGATTTAACTTTTTGGGCAAAAGCCGATAAAGAACAATTATTAGAAAACGAGGATTATATTTCATTAAAGCGAATTGCCGATATTGAAAAGCGCTACTCGGAAGACATTAAACACATTGGAGAAAAAGATAGTTGGGGATATGGCTTTTTTATGGGAATGCTTGCCTGTACAAAACTATACGAAGACATTATTTTAAATGTTCGCTTTGAGAATATAAAACATTCTTTTCTTGATATAAGTCCAAAGATTGATTATTCTGTTATGAAGAAATCAGAGAGAATTAAGCAATCTGTAAAATTAATGAATGAAGATTCGGAAAAATATTGCACATTGGTTTGGTATTCACGAAGTAATCCGGATAAACACCAGGAACCTCTTAAAAGTCAACTTCAAAATAGAATTTATCAAATTCAAAATCAATACCCAAAAGAAACGATTGAGTTGTCCAGAAGAAATGGCGATAGACAACATGGTTTTCATAGCGGAATGTTGGCGGGATCAAGATTATATTCAAGTATGATTGAAGAAAGTGTTGAATGGGCATTAGATGAATTCCCATTCTTAGATACTTAAATTCAAAAAGCCTCCCAATTACGAGAGGCTTTCAACCATATAAACCAATAAACCAAAATCTTAATTAGTTGTAATCTTGTAATGAAATCTTGCATAAGAGTTCAAGGCGACTGCACTGATGTTTTGAATTCTAACTACGAAAGAGCCTTTTGTCCAAGACACTAAATTAGCTAAAATATTTCCGGTTGTTGCTGTTGCGGTTACAGTTCCTAATGTTCCCGCTAAATCACCGGTTGCATTTGTAATTGTAATTGTCGGAAAATCTTCTGTTAAGACTGAGAAAGTCAAAACTGCGGCATTTGATGTAACCGTAATTCCCAAAGCCAAAAGTGTTGCTGCGTGAGAAGTTACAAAGTTAGCTGCTGAAGTAGTTAAATTCGACGTGAACGTTGCTAAATAATTTACTCCGGCTACTGCTACGTTTGCGGTTCCGCTTGTTCCGGTCAAAGTAACTGTTTTTGTAGAATATCCATTTAATGCAGGGTATTCTGAACTAATCAGAATATCTGTAATATCCTGAACTAAGTTGTTGTTTACGGTGAATGAAAAAGAAGTTCCTGCTGCGTCAGTAAGTGGAACAGTCTGAATTATTGCGTCGTACCGATTTGCTTCTACAGAATTTGTCTTAGAAGAGGCTTGTGTCACAATTGCGATTCTTGACATGATGTTGTGTTTTAAGTTGTTAATATTAGTTACAAATATAATTATTTTTTAAATACAATTTGCAAATCAAGAATTTTTATTATCTTTGTCTTATAGGAGTGGTCGCCTAATTAAAAACATTATCAAATTCCTGCAATGATAGAAACGACCACTTCTTGATTTGCGGGTTTTTAATTATGGAAACAAAATTTTGTAGAAAATGTTCAACTGAGCGAAGCGTTAAAGAATTTCCAGTAAGACTTGGAAAAGTTTCAACACCTTGTAAACATTGTAATAAAATAGCTTATGACAAAAAACGTGGGGATATTTCAATTACTATTATTGAAGGGGAAATTTGGAAAGATGTTGTGGAATGTCCTGACAAATATTTTATAACTACAAAAGGGCGTTTGATAGCTAAAGAAAGAATCGTGGATGCCGTTAGTAGAAACGGAAATCCTTATAAGTTATTTAGACCTGCTAAGATTATGTGTCAAGCTACAGACAATGGCTATAAAAGAGTGACAATTTTTTATAACGGCAAGAAGTATAGACGTAGTATTCATCAATTAATGGGTCAAGCGTTTTTATCTAATCCGGAAAATAAGCCCACTATAAATCACGATAATACCATAAAAGACTGTAATTACATTGAAAATTTAGAGTGGAATACGGTTGGTGAAAACACAAGACACGCTTGGGCGAATGGTTTATGTAAATATCGTAGAGGCGAAGAAGGGGCAAGAGCCAAACTCACTAATTTTCAAGCCTCAATAATACGAAGATTTTTTAGGATATATCCAAAAGCAAATCAAAGAAAGGTTGCTGAAAAATTAAATATTACTTATTCTTCAGTATGCAATATTTTACAGAACAAATCTTATTATGATGAAAATTATATTATTCCCGACAAAGATATTAATTCAAAGACTTTAAACAGAGAAGATGTTCTTAAAATTAGAGAAATTGGTAAAACCCAAAAATATCACATTACGGCAAATCAGTTCGGAACTTCAAAGCACATAATCTATCAGATAGTGAATAATATTTCTTGGAAAGATTTAAAATGATTAATTTATTATTGCTAAAACCCTATTGTTTCGCATCATATACAAACGTTGCCCAAATATTTCAAATAGATAATTGGCGAATTTGCGAAATATAATCTTGTCACCGACTTTAACGCCTTGATTTTTCACTTCTGAATTTATGAATTTTGCAATGCCAATATTTTCTAAAGTCACTTTTCCGAGTAAGAATTTTTCTTCTTCAATAGGCTCGATAAAAACATAATCGTCAGTTGCTATGAATTCACCGTTTCTGATTATTAAATAAATTAAATCGGGTGTCACGGCAAATAAGTCGTCTTTGATGTAATGATCGGATTGCAACGGAACACCTTTGTCGTTAAATGAGATTCGCATAACGTTGTGATGCGTTACCACTAAATCGCCTTGTTTTACATTTCCTTTGTAATTCTTTGGTAATTGGCGAACTACTCCGATTCGATTAACGTCTTGATGGTCTTCAATGGAATTGCAAATCAATAACTTTTTACCGGCCACGTTAATTTCATCAAGGTATTGTTTACCATTGGCCGGAGATATAATAAACTGAAATGGACTTTGAATGTTTGTCATAATCAGTCAATAAAGTATTCTTCAGTCGTAATATTGTTCTTTGGTATTTTTTTCCAAACTTGAATTTCATCACCAACCTTTGTATTAATAAGGTAATGTTTTTCAGTTTCGTCAATTGAATCAATCGTTATACTTGATTGTTTCCCATCTATAAATATTTTTTGAACTCCGCCAACGAAATAAATATGTTGCTCTTTAACTTCTGCGCCAATGCACAATCTGCGAATTTTATTTGCCATTTTGATTTAAATTTTAATTTGTAAAGTACCACCCGCTTATTTCAATTACTTCTGCCGGTTCAATTTCTTCTATTGACAACAAAGTGCCGTGAAGTAAAATTCTACGGATTATTCCACCTCCATTTAAACCAAGTGAGATAATATCATAGGTTGACCTTGTGTAGTAAGACGAATTGATAAACGCAAATACATCTTGATTAGTTAAAGTACCGGCTGTATTATTGGTAATTGTTCCTGTGTAAAAACATTTGGTTCCGTCTAATTGAAAACTAATATCATAATCTAAATCTGCGGTGTCTTGCGCTGTGATTACTAATGAGCCTGACGTATCTTCAATTACGATTGCATTTGGCGTTCCGGAATCTCCTTTGTCGCCTGCAATTCCAATATTCCAAGAAGTATATGTTCCGGAGCCTACTTTATTATCCATTGTTGCTGTTACACTTGTGGATGATACTGCGGTAACTGTTCCTTCCATATAATTACTTGGGTCATTGGCAAATCGTAATCTTGTACCAACGAGCCATCCCAAATTAGTCGATGCGGTGTATGCGAATGTTTTACTTCCGGAATTTGCAATAGCATTTGATGTAACACTTGTGCGTGTCATATCGGCATTTGTACCGTTTGTTCCATTGGCTCCGGTTGCGCCGGTAGCCCCAGTTGCGCCGGTAGCCCCAGTTGCGCCGGTTGCTCCTGTATTAATAGGAAACGTAATAAAATCGTCATTAGTAAGCGTTTCTCCACCAACTCCGATAGTAATATCCATAACTTTTAAAACGTAAACAACTCCCTCAATCATAAAGAAAAGAGCTTCGTATCTGTCAACATCATAAGACGGCGACATAGCATTAACGGTTGTTGCAATGTCTGTGTCTAATGTGTCAATTTCAATTTCGGTAACTTTTAGCACGCCACCTGTTTCGGGAGTTAATGTAGAAGCAACGTAAGTAGCTACTCCCTCAGCGCTAAAGTTTTTTGTTTCTCCCGTTACGCCATTTGAACCAATCCATTTATCGGAAGCTACTACAGGGGACTTAATTGTATAGGTTTTTATCTTTGTCATAACGTTTTTATTTTAACAATATATAGCCTCCTGTTGCGATTGCTAATACTGTGGTTATTTTATAGAATGTTGTTTTTCTTTTTTCTTTTTTGAATAATTTCTCGGTGTTCTCTATGATTTTACTTTGCGAATCAATAGCTTTTTCATTTTCCTTTACCGCCAATTCTAAATTCGTGTTCTGAGTTTCAACGTTTGAAATAATACTGTCTTTCTGTGTTGAAATATTCTTCTGTAAAGATAATATATCTTTTGTAATTTTCAACTCGGCTTTTACGCCATCATAACGAACTAATTCTGTAATGTTTAGTTTTGCTATTGTATCGGTTAATGCAGTACCTAAATTGGTTGATTTTACTTCCTTTGGCATTTTGTAGCGGTCAACATAATACTTGGCAATTTCACGAGATTTAAGCGTTCTAACCTCGTTAATTTTAGAAATCACTTTTTTATTCGACTCAGCAAGTTCGTTTTTTTTGACTTCAAGTTTAGATTTTAACCCTAAAATACTATCTTGAAATTTGATTTTATCTTCTTCTAAAGCATTATTTTTAGCAACTAATTGCTTTGCATTTGAAATGTATGTTTTCACGTCTTTTTTTAATGACGAATTCGCCAATGACAATTCCGAATTTCCATCACACGATTTAAACAAAAAAAACGCAAGGGCAAGAATTAAAATCTCTCTCCAATACTTGCCAAAAAAACTTTTTATCGAATATAAATCTATTGTTATCATAAGTTTACATATTTAATTCCTTTTTCTACAATATAATCGCCACTATCAATTTTAGCTTTTAATTCTTGCCATTTGTAACTTGATCCGTTTTCTTTTTTCATTTGAAAATGAGGTGCGTCTTTGAATGTTTTCCAATCTCCACCCCATTCCCATCCTTTAGATTTAAAATAGTTTGTTATTTCTTTCCAATCGGCAATGCTATCCTTGTCGAAATCTTTAATTTGTGACCAACTCGCTTCTTCAAAAGTTCCGTTTCCATCGTTGTCATAAAGCAAAACAATATCAAAAGCTAAAGAATAGTTATGAATTGACTGCCAAGAATCAGCGTTTGTAACTTTTGGTCTTTGAGTAAATAATTTATGTTGAAGTTCTGGAGAACGATAAACGTAAGCAAATCTTAATCTCGCTCCTTTGCCGAGCAAATTATTAGCCTCTTTGTATTGTTGCAAAAGCATATTTCTATACTTTGGGTGAAATTCACCAATTCGCTCAATTGTAATTGCATCCATAATTACTCTTTTAAATTTGGTTCTGACATATCCGCTTGGTCTATATCTAAATTTTTATCAATTTTTTTGTTCCACGTAGCAACTATTGATTGTCCTGAAGCCATTGTTAAAAACAATCCGGTTACGGCAATTGCATAAGGATTTATTTCTTTAGTTAAAAAATAGTCTGACACCACAATAAAAATTCCAGATATTGCACCTAAACAGGTAAAAAGAAACATGGTTATTTTTCTATAATCCCATTTACCGTTCGGTTTTTTTAAAGTGTCGTCTAATAATTTCATTTTAATATTGGTTTTGCTATCCAAGCTATAATTCCGCTTCCTACAATAAAAACACCGAGTAATATGAAATATACTCTATGAACATTTATTATTCCTTTTAGTCGTTCTATTTCAACTTGCGAATCGCCAAATTCTCTAATTAACCCTTTGTTATTATTCATTTCGTGAGGTACTAAATATTTTTCAATTTTTTCTAAAGTATGTCCAATAGAAGTCATAATTGTATTATTGTCTTCTAAGTCTTTTTTGTTTTTTTCAGAATGTCGCATTACTGTTTCCATATTCATTTTCATTTCTATAAAGTCCTTTTTTGGAAAATGCTTTTCAATTTCTTGGTTAACAATATTGACTATTTCAGCCTTTGATTTTGCATCCATTATTTTTTTACCTGCTTATAATTAATTTAATAACTTCCAAAATTTATACACAAATAACCTTTGTACTCGTAAATACCACAATGCGTATAATTGCCTAAAATCGCTTTTCTATGCTCCCGACTATTCATAAAAGCCGAAATGTAACTCTTTGCTGTTACCATGTTTTTATTTAAAACCTCAGCAAACATAACTGTATTTGAAATTTCAGACCTTTGCGAAAAACCGTTATGGCTTAAGCTATTTAGATTTTCCATTTCTATAGCCTTTTGCATAGCTATATTAGTTAGTAATAATTCAGGCTTTAATACTCTTTCGCCTCGAACTAAATTAAGTTCATTTAATAATTCTATTTGAAATCCTACATACTCAATCTGTTTAGGCAAATAACTCAAATCCGGCTGTTCGTTAGTGCAACTTAAAAGTAAAATTAAGAGTAGGTATTTCATAAAGACGCTTTAATTTCTGCTAATTCGTTTTCTAATTGCGTTATTCTTGTTTGAATATCTACAGGCTCTACAATTTGGCTTTGCTCTATTTCTTCTTTTGTTGCTCCTTCGTAAAACTTTTTATTTTCAAAATCGAAATAAGGTTTTACAAAATTTTCAGTTACCAATTCATCAACTCCGATTTCTGTTTCATTATCACTAAAATCTAAAATGGTAGCATAAAGAACTTTTCCTGTAGTTTTATCTATTATTGTTTTCATTAATTTGTAAATAAAATGTGTTCAATAGTTGTGCTATTACCCGATGTTAAATTTTCAATAGAAACAAAAACATAAATATCAGCAGCGGGGTTGAAAGCCGTTGTTGATGGAGTTGAAGTCCCAACAAAATAATCATAACCAAAAGATGATGCTGTAAATGTAGAACCCAATCCTTTTATGTTTGCAGAAGCTATCTGCCAATCTCTTTGCCCTTTTATAAAATTGTTTGTTCCTGACAAAGACCAAGTTGCTATGGTTGTAGCCGTTGAAAATGTATTAGTTGTATTGACTTTTATACGGATATGAGTTGTGTTTGTAGCCGTTGATTTTGTAACTAAAATAGATGCTAATCTAAAAAAGTCGGTAGATGTTAACGTATTAGCAGAAATTGTAAAACTTATAACCGATGTTTCAGTTGCCGTACCTGTTAATGTTTGAGGTGCGGATGTTTTATAAATTTGCTTAACTCTGGAATCTAAAGCTGTTGTATTAGCAGTAATATTCCCAACTATTTTATTAAAAGCACTTAATATAGTATCTGAACTTGTAACCGTTCCCGCTGAAGCTGAAAACCCTGTTAAAACCTGATTTAAAATAAGAGTTGGTAAATTGTCAATTAAGTATTTGGTTTTGTTAAAAGCGGTAATTAGCGAATCAGAACTTGTAAAAGTGCCACTTGATGCAGATAAAGTAGATAAAACTGTTGCCAATACTTTAGCAGATGTAAAAGCCCAAGTAGAATTGCTTAATGTGCTTGGAGTGACGAATTTATCATCATTTGTTCCTGTATTTACTTCGGCTTGAGTTGCTTGATATGGTACATTCATAAATTGCCAAGCCGTTCCATTAGAATAGTACATTCCAGAATTGTAATATGTACCACCTAAACTTCCAGGCAACCAACTTGTTCCTTGACTTGCTTCTACCCAATAAAATTCTCCTGATACAGTTGTCGGGTCAGGCAAAGCAGAATAATTGGCAACTACTGTAATTTCAGTACCGCTACCTCCGCTTGAAAGTTTTATTGTATTTCTTACTATTGCCATTTTACACTATGCTTGTAATAAGACCGTTTACTACTGTAATTGTTTTTGCATCTGCTGATAAAAATGTTCCTGATGCGCCACCCGCTCCATAGTCTTTACTAACCCAACTACTACCGTTGTAATATCTGTAAACTAACGCTCCCGTTGTATATCCAACTCCGCCAATGGTTGAAGTGCCACCGATAACGTGTACTATATACCCTTTGTTTGCTACAGGTGTTGGGTCTGTTACTGTTATTGTGCCGTTGTTTGAATAAGCCGTATCGTTTTGAGCCGTGAAATTCGATGTTTTCGAAATTGACGGATTTGTTGAAAAAGATATTATACTAAAAAACCAAACATCAGTATCAAACTGTTTTAAACGCACAACACATCCATCAGGAATAGTTATTGATGAAACTGCTGTATTTGATTCTTGGTAAATATCGACGCCTGTATCGGCTATTAAGCTGAAGGCTCCATCTGCTGTCATTCTAAAAATAAGTTCAGAATCAGCAGGGAAAACTCCGCTTTCTAAAGTAACGTCTTCTGCAACAACTAAAAATTTACCTCTATCCTCTTCAATAAAAGTATAAGGTGCGCCTGAAACATCTTTAATTGGTCTGTCATTTACTGTAAGCACGGCTTCGAGGTCGGGGGTTGGCGATACTTCCCCAATTGACTGCATACTATTCCCTGTTCTTCCTTTATTAATTACTGTCATAACTTTAAGATAAAGTGGTTGCTAAGAACGTTCCTGTGCAAGAAGTGATTTCGATGTCTTCTACAATTAATGTAGTAGCTTCAATGTCGGTGTTTTGACCTGCGATTAATACAGTTTCTTCTCCGCTTATACTGATTGTTAATGTTCCTGTGATGCAAAGGATTGAAATTGAGTGAATTGTTCCTGTTGGGAATGTAATTGGCAAATCACCAACTGTATCATAAGCCGTTGCTTCGTTGTAATTAGAACCTGCGCTTCCGCCTCCTGTTGGAATTAATGCAATTAGTTTGTTATAAGCATCTTGCAAATCAGTCGGTGCAACTCCGTCAATTTCGCCAATTTGACTAAACATAACGCAAGTAGCATAATTACCACCTTCATAAATATAAATAACAGTCCCTACCATTCTTATACTTGGACTGACAAATGATTGTGAGCGTGGAGAAACTACTGGGTCTGTTTCATCCAATGTTTTAATTAGCGAACTGCCATTTGCAGTAAAGTTCCATAAGGTTGGCATAATGTATCTTTTTTAAGTTATTGTTTTTATCTATTGACGTTGTAAAAATAATAATTATTATTGATAGTTGTTTAAAATTTGGTAATCAATTTGAAATATGATAAATTTGCCTTGATATTCTAAATTTAAATCAAAATAATATGAGTGAAAAAATTCTCAAAGACATCACGTCTGGCGATGATGCAAAAGAGCGAATTATGTCAGGTGTTGACAAATTAGCAAATCCCGTAGCTTCAAGTATGGGTTATCGAGGAAGAACAGTACTTATCGAATCTCCTTATGGATTGCCTGAGCCAACTCAAGACGGTTACAAAATTCTACAATCAATTTTTTTAGAAGACCCTGTTGAAGCAATGGCTTGTGAGATAGCCAAACAAGCATCGCAACGTACTGTTGACTTTGCGGGCGACAGCACCACTTGTTGTATTGTTTTACTTCAAGCGTTTTTGAAAAATTCTATTGAAGCTATAAAAAACGGAAAATCCGCAATTGACGTTAAAAACGAAATCGAAAAATCAAGAGATTTAATCTTAAAATACCTTGATGAAATTTCAATTCCGGTAACAGATAAATTGATTTATGATATTGCTTATACTTCATCCCATTCAGACGATGAAATTTCCACAATAGTAGCGGATGCTTTCATTAAAGCGGGGGAGTTTGGTGCGGTTAGTCATTTGCGCAGTAATAATGAAGAAACACATTTAGATTGGCACGACGGAATTCTTTTAGAAAGCGGTTACTCAAGTGATTTATTTGTAAATAATTTTGCTGACAGAACTTGTGAATACTTAAATCCGCTTGTGGTTTGTACTAATATCATTTTTAAAACTCCAAAGCAAATTTTGCCGTTTTTAAAATATGCAGTTGACCAAAAAAGACCTCTTGTGATTATTGCCGATTGGCAGGATAGCAATTCTTATGTTGTTAGAGATTTGGTATTGAGCAATGTATTAGGTCAAGAAAAGATGCCTTGGGTTTTGGTGAATTCGCCAAGTTTCGGAAATAAACGTAGAGATACAATGACTGACTTAGCACTTCGTTGTGGTACTCAAATGATTTCTTCTTTAACTGGTGATGATTTTACGGGACGTGAAGTTTCTTTTTTAGGTACTTGCGAAAAAATCACAATTGGCAAATCAGAAACTATTATCACTCCTTTTAAAAACGAGGATATTCAAGCACAAGTAGATAGTAAAATTGCCGATTTGCAAAGTGAAATAAAAGCCTCTAAAAACAAATTAGAAAAGAAATATCTATCTGACAGAGTTTCAAAACTTCACGGTGGAATTGCTGTTATTCGAGTAGGCTCAATTATCGAAAGTGAGCTTCAGGAAAAAATTGACCGAGTTGATGATGCAGTTTGCGCTGTTCGTTCTGCAAAAGAAGAAGGCGTTGTTGCGGGAGGTGGATTGGCTTTGACTAATTTTAATTGGCAAAATGGTGATTTAGCAGACGGTGTTACACACACTTCTTTGTTTGCGCCAATCGATAGAATTTTAGAAAATGCCGATAAAGACCGAAATGTTTTTACTTATGCTAAATACCCTATTGGTTATGATGTGAAAAATTATAAAGAAGTAAATATGATTGATGCTGGAATTGTAGATGCTACTAAAGCAATCAAACACGCTTTGATTAATGCCATTTCCGCAAGTAACACTTTGCTTATGACCGACAATGTTATTACGAACTCAAGATTTAAACAAAATGGATAATGGAACTCAAGAAATGGTAGATGCGTTTAGTGGAAAAGCGCTTAACTACAATGTTGTACTTCGTGAAATTGCCAATAAAAATGTAACCGATGGCGGAATTGATATGTCAATGGCAACTTCTAAAAACGAAAAGTATAAAAAAGGAATTGTTGTGTCTTTAGGGACTGCTTGTCCACAAGGAGATGTTAATTTAGGAGATACCGTAATCTATGATAGTTACAAAGCAAGTAAAGTTACTTTAGATACTATTGAATACGATGTGATTTTTTATGCGGATCTGATTCACGTTTTATAATTAGCGAATTCATTAGATTTAAAAAGCCTCTATTTATTAGAGGCTTTTTTAGTTGTGTTGTTTTAGTGATTAATCAACCCAAGTTAAGGCTTTTACAGCTCTCATTTGAGCAGTTTCGGCATCAGTAATCGCTATTGAACAATGTCTTTTTAATTCCGGAGTTGCCGACGGCTCATTCCGTAAATTATTTAATTCATCGATAATATCCGCATATTGCTGTTTTACTTTTGCTACCGAAGGATTTTGGCTTGGATTAAATGTAACCCCAACCGCTTTTTGACCAAATGTCAATTGTTGTGTTTCTTGTGCATCCATTACTTATCGGCATTTTTGATTTCAGAAACATCAACTCTAACCTGCTTGGTTACAACTTGAATTTCTGCCATTTTCTTGCGAAGACGAGTTCCTGCGGTCTGATTACCGTTTTCGTAAAACTTTGTCGCTTCAACTCTTGCTTCAGCAACCAATACTTCTAATTGTTCAATTTTGTCCATTTTTATTTAATTTTGATTTTGCCTACTATGTTAGGGTTTCGGCTTTCCCTTTTTATTGTTATTGGCGAATTAGTGATATTTAAACAAGTACCAATACGTCAAAAATAATTGTGTGTAATGTAAACATTGGTCAAATCCAATAGATACAAAAAATTGATGTACTTTTTTGTCTTCCCATAATTTTGAGTTTACACGACTTGTGCAATAATCGGTTGCTGTATGAGAAATAAATGTTATAGCCCAAAACCAAATAACGGAAACGGCTTTTACATCTGTGGTAATACAAAGAGAAACTCCTGTAACAAACCAAACAAGGCTATATGTTGATGTGTGACTTAATAAATCGTTCCAATTTTTGCTTTTCCCTTGAGCCATTTTATCGTTTTGTAGCACAAAATCAGCTATCCAATGAATCCCAATAATACCTAAAATTTCGATTAAATTCATATTTACATTTTTTAAAGTTAATTTTCCTCATTTCTAAACAATATTTTGTCTTGGTTTTTTACTCCTAAAATCGTTTCTTCAATTTCAGTATTTAGTTTTAGCATAAACTCAATAAGTTCCTCATCTTGTTTTGCCTTTAGGTGCTTAGTGCTTAATCCGGCAGTTGTAACTTTACTCAATACTCCATAAACCCTTTTGATTAAATTATTGAATTCGACGCTTAATGAATAATACCCAATATCTTTAACGGCTCCAATTCGACTAATTACTGATACGGGTGTGATATATCCGTTTTTGTAAAATCTCGTGAAAACGCCTCGAACGGTTCCTAATTGAATACAAGCCAAGGAGAAATCTTCTTTTGTAAATGGTTCTCCACTATAAAAGTAATACCCAAGTTCAATATCTTCTTTTAAAACATCGTGCCTTACACTTGCCCAACGCATTACAAAAGCATACACTTTTAAAAAGTCATACGGTCTTTCGTGAAATCTCGCTTGGATTATTAGCTTTACTTCCTTTTGTCTACACTTTAAGGGTCGGCTGTAGTTGACTATTTTCCCATCACTTGCGAGTCGAATATTATTGTCCTTGCTTCTTCCATACACACGTCTTCTTAGCGTTCTCTTTTCCCATTGCTCTTGACTTTCACCCGCTTTTCTTAATAGAAATTCTTTTCGAGTTTTGTCCTGGTAATCGTCTAAAGGTTTTTTCTTTGAGTTTAGCTTTTTTCTTTTCTTGGCAATTTTACCTTTTTGACGGTTTTTCATCCCTGCCAATCTGCCATTGTTTTTTCTGCCATCTTTTTGTACTCGGTTTTGGTGGTTGTCGCCGGTATATTTGTGTCTTGCCATAGTTATAGATTTTGGGTCAATTTATCATATAACATTTCAGCCGTTTCGCATTCGGAGTCGGAACTTGGCTTTCCAAAATTCAAGTCGAAAATATAATGTTCCAAATCCGACTTGTCAAACCAAATGCTTAGCAAGTTGATTATTTGCTTTATCAATAAAGAGTTGTCATACAAGGCAAATTCGTCAATTTTGAAAGCCTCAGACATTAATTCCGAACTCTTTTTATCGTGAGCCATTTGCTTTTGAATGGCTTCAATTGTTTCTACAAATAACTCCTTGCTTATAATTGGCAAATCACTCATTTTTTAACTCTGTATTTGTAATTACACAATCGGGATGTAGCGTTTTGAATTTTGTTTCGGCTTCGATTTCGTCTTTTCCCGAAAATTCAGATTGGTTTTTTCTGTTTAAATGGTCTTTGTAATGGATTGTAAAGTTCATTTTTTATGGTTTTTAAGGTTATTCTAATAATAAACAACAGCAATATTTTCTTCCTTCATTGTCAAATGCCACGCTTAATCCGATGAAATGGTAGTGAATTGACAATAATACTGCATTGTGGTTTGGCGATTCTTTCCACGCTTGTAACATCGATTGCGGAGTTTGATAATTATAAGCTACGACTTCTCCCATTAAATTATTTGGATATTCTAAATTGCGGGTTGTAAAAAAGTCGTGAGAAGGAGTTTTCTTTTCGGCCATATATATAGAGTGCGAATAACTCACATCTGATAAATGCAAATCGGCTTTTAGTGAAGAAATATTCAAAGATGTTCGATATTCGTTAATTCGCCAAATAAGCTCTTTATCAAACTCGGTTAAGTCATAAACGGGATATTCGTTTAACGGCTGAGGTGCGACTTGGTGAATTTTATTCATTTCGTATTTTACAACGTAACAAACAAATGCCAAAATCGCTAATACCACTAAAGGGAGAATGAAGTCTTCCATAGTTTAAGAGTTTAGTGTTGATTTTTCGATATACATTTCCTTTGGTAAATCGTAGATGTTGAAATGCCATTCTTTTAGCTTTTCAAATAGTTCGAGTTGATTTCTAACCGCTAAATCAAAATCTATTTCTTTTTTAAAATCATTTACATATTGTCTATTAAATTGAAAAAACCCATTACTCAAAGTAAAAGATTCTGTTCCGTTTAAATATTCTCTAACAACATAATAACCGAAATCATTATCTCCTAAAGGGAATTTCTGAATATCGAAATAACTATCAAATTGAGGATAAATCATTTTCGCCAACTCCACAATAGGAATCAAACTGTTTTCTAATATTGGTTCGGTTAGTTTGTCCATTGAGTGAAGTTTTGGAAGTACATAATGTTTAAAATTGCAATAGGTCATATCGCTTTTTAATAACATTCCTTCTAATTCTCCCTCTCCTAAAGGAATATTTAAGTCTTTAGTAAAATTATATCCTACTAATTCCCATTCTGCTCCAAATTTGAATTTATCAGCATCATACCAATCTTCATCTTCAAAATCTTCTCTTTTATCGTCGCATAATTGAATTTTCAATCCATACGGCAACATTCCGCATAGTGTCAATTCAAGTTTTCTGTTGTTTTCCATACTACAAATTATTAACTGCATTTCTACGATACGCTTCTAAAACTAAGGCAAAAATAATGTAAATTCCGCCTACAAGCAGATTATCACCTATAAAAACAGCGATAAAACCGCCTAATCCGCTAATTAAAATGTCTAAATTGCTTTCTTTTAGTTCGTCAGGGGTTCCGTTTGCTCCAAAAAATGCTCCCTGAACCCATTCTACTAAAAAGCCAAGAGAAAATGAAAGAAATACTACTAAAAACCAAGTCATAAAATTCCCGGCTTCTTTTAAGTGTAAAAAATTCTGATTTGCCAAGTGAATTAGCAAAATCCCAAGCGGAATAGTTAGTAAATGCAAATGGTACTTTCTGTTAAGAATTATTGTGATTGTGTTTTTCATTGTTTTTTTGATTTATTTTTATTTAAGAATTCGTAAATTTTGTCGAAAAGAAATCCCGTTAAATATGCCTCGGCTTCGTCGTTGTCTAAATCTAATTTCTGCCCAACATCAGAAAAAATATAATTTTTTAAATGGACTACTTCGTGAGCGATTAATCCATAATCGTTTGCACTCGTAAATGCAACGACATATTTTTTGTGTTTCCACGGATTTCTCAATGCTACTGCTCCGTAATCACTTAAATCTTTTAGTCCAAATTTTTCAGCAACTTTTTTTAGGTCGGAATCTAAATAAATGCTGACGGTTGCTCTATAAATCGGAATGTAAAAATTAGTATTTATCATATTTTGATTTAGTTTTAAAAATTTTGTCTTTCCAAATGTCAGTCTTACGATTATTTGCGCGCTTTGTATGAAATCAGCTAATTCGACGCGTTTTGACTTGCAAATTTAAAGTGATTTGCCAAGCATAATTGTTATTAATCGAGCGACAACCCGAACTCTCTATCAAATTAGCTTATTGTATTTTACTCTTAGCGATTTCACGAATTTCATCCCAAGTTAATTTTGATGGATTTAAAAATTCTTCTACATCTTTAACGCTTAAACACGGCTTGTTTTCTAAAATGTATTCTTCTGCTTTGTCTTTGGTTGAGAAAGTTTTGTATTTATTAACGTCAACAACATAATGATAATTATTTGCATTTGCCTCAATTATATTAACATCCCAAACGTGAGTGTTTGGGTACCAAAATTTATCTCCTTCAAAAACTTCTTTACCGTCTTCAGTTACAAATAACGGTTGTTTTATATTTTTTAAACAAGATAAATTACAGCCGTAGTTGTTTTTATTGTCATAAAATGCCCAAAAATTATTTTTATCACCTTTTAAATCGCCGAAACTTGTTATTTTATGGTGTTCTTTATCGCCAAAATCTACCAAATCGCCAATTGTAAAAATTTCACCGTCCAACAAGCGTTTTACCGAGTGGATATGATGTAATCCGGAATTAATCAAAACTTTTTCTTCAACATTGTGTGTTCCGTAAAATCCATCTTTATTTCTTGTCAAATTGACATTTACATATTCCAAGTCACAAACAAAAGAAAGTATCTCATACTCTTTCTCTACTACTTCTTCCCAGTCTTCGGAGTTTTCAACAATCCATTTAGGAACACAGTCAGATTTTATAAAAAACGCGTCTGCTTCGGCTAAATATTCGGCTATTTTACCCGTTCTTTTATGCTTAAATTTTCTCATATTTTTAGATTTTAGTTTTTCCACTCTTTGGTTTTTGCATTGAAACTTTCAAGTTCTTTTTTTAGTTTTGCAAGACAGTACGGCGACATTTGTTTTAATCTTCCAACCATCAAATGTCCAGTTTCTTTAACCACCATATCTGCTTTGGACAACGTATTTTTTGCGTCATTAATAGCTGAAATTGCTTCATTGTAGTTCATTTTGATTTATTTTAAGGTTAATGGTTTTAGTTTAATAATAAAGCGCAAACATACTTCTTGCCGTTTTGGTCAAGTGCATGACTTACACCTATGAATTTGTAATCAATATCCAAAATTGCCTTATTGTGACTTGGCGAATTTTTCCAAGAGTTTAATACAGATTTTGGTTCGTGTAAATTATAAGCTACTACTTCGCCAAGTAATCTTTCCGGAAACTCAGCTTCTCTACTTGAAAAAAAATCGTGAGATACAACACCTCTTTGCTCCATAAACATCGAATGTGAATAACTCACATCTGATAAATGCTCATTTTCTACTAATTCGCCAATATTCAAAGATACTCGGTACTCATTTATCAAGCGGATCAATTCTTCACCAAATTCATCTTGGTCATATTCCGGATAATAACTCAGAGGTTTAGGAATGTAAAATCTCGAATTTTGCTGATTCGTCAAGTACGCATACCTCGCAAGTCCAAATATAAAAGCTCCTACTAAAAATAAAATTAATTCAGCCATAATTACAGTTTTTCTATTTTGGTTTTTACATCAAGTAATTCTATAAGTTTTTTGCTTACATATCTTGAACTTGAAATATTATATTGTGTTTTCATAAATTCGCAATCAATTTCATTTAACAAATTAATGCTGTTTTGAACTGATATTAAAGCGCATTGAACCGCCTCTTTCCAATATGAATCATCGCTAAGCGGTAAACTACCAACTAATGCCTTTGGCACGCCTGATAATTGACTGTAATATATTGTTACTAATTCTAATGCTTTTTCTTTTGGTTGCATAATTGTAGTTTTAAATGTTAGTGGTTTGCTGATTATTTTGGCTTGACATCCCGCCAAGTTTTGTTGGTTCTAATATAATATATAGTTCCTTCACACACATTATACTTTAAACATAGCGTTTTGGCTTTTTCTTTAGATTCTTTAATCTCCAAAACCTGCTCTTTATTTAGTTTTGCCCTTCTCAAATAAAGTCCATGTCTTTTTGCGTGGCGTTCATTTTCTTCTTTTGTTGCCCACTCAATCATAAAATAACGATTATCTTTCTTGTTGGGATATTTCCCCTTGTGGTTAATCTCAGGTTTGTTTTGCGGATTTTCAATAAAATGCAAAGCAACAAGCCTATGAACTTTGAAATTAGTAGTCTTTCCGTTTTTAGAAAGTCTTGCTATAGAATATCCATCATCATCTCCAAGAACTAACATTTTCTCTTTCCTGTTTTTAGTATTTCCAAGACTTTTTACTTTCCCGAAACTGCTTATCTGATATAAACCCTCGTAGCCTACAATATCTCTCCAAATTTCATACATATCACTTTCTTTTTTTTCGATTGGCATTTATCTCGTAAACCTCGTCGTCCGTTCTTTTTGACCAGTAAATCAACAAATCATCCAACTCCTTTATCAATTTTTGGAACCTTTTCGGCACTTTGTTTCTTCTCACGTTTTCCGGATTTCCAGTTAACTTTAAAGACAATGCCCTCCAATTTATTAACTCTTTTGCACTCATTTTACTTATTTATGTATCTCTACCGCTGATTTATGTTCGTATTTACGTGACAAATTAAATGATATTATTTCATATAAACAAACTTTTTAGGGATTATTTTTTCTGTAGAGAGTGTATTATAGGGTTAGATTATACCATCGCACACGGCTTCACGCACCAAAAGGAAAACGATTTTTCCAAAGTACCGGCATCCTTTTTTTGAATTGCTTTTCTTAAATGTTTTGACTTTTATTATACTGATTATCAATGTGTTGTATAAAACCAATATTAAATTGTATGAATTTTAATGCGGTTCATTGAGTAAAAGTTAATCTTATTACGATTATGTTTTACAATTATAACTTGTTGATTATTACGTGTTTACGTTGGTGAAAGCAATTTTTATTCCGATATTTTGTACAATGATCCGTTTAACCAGGTTTCAAAAATTGATAAAGGAGTTGGATGATTTGTTGATATACTGGTCAAAAAGAACGGACGACGAGGTTTATGAAATAAATAACAAACGAAAATCTAAAAAGTAATATGAAAAGAGCTTTTAAAACAGGTCAAGATTTAATAAAAATTAAAAACAGATTGTCTTATCCTGATTTTGACATAACTATTGACGGAAATAATGTTGATTGGATATTGCCTGACGAAGACGAAAGAAGTAGTTCTATCCATAAAGATAGGGTTTTTGTAGTACGCGCAAGATTAAGCAGTTTGGAAATCGAGGACGATGTATCAGAAGGATTTGTTTTATTTGATTATGAATCTTTGAAGATTACCCAAGACTTTGATTGTGAGTTAAGTGAATTTATGTGCCACATTCTTTTGAATGAAATTATAAATTCTTTACAAGGTTCTAAAACGGCTTATATTTATAAAATAACTAATATGGTAAATAATAAAGTTTATATTGGTAAAAGCAACTCAAATCCTGCGTCGCGATGGGGCGCACATATTTCGGGAAGAGAAAAAAGTCCGATTTCAAAAGCTATAGCAATTCACGGTGTAAACAATTTTGATTTTAAGGTTGTGGAAGTTGTTGCTGTTCCACCGAATTTGGTTACTCAAAAAGAAATCGACGAATTAGTTATTTCTTATGAGAGAAAATGGATAATATCAGAAAACAGTATAAAAAACGGGTACAATGGACGTCTTTAATTCAAGCGAATTCGTAACATTTAAAACTACAATTATGACACATAAAGAAACTTTAGAATTTTTCATAAAAAACTACAATCAACAAGCCCATCCAAAAAAGATGCTTGTTCTGAACGAAACTGACAAATACATTGGATTGGAACTTGGCGGGCATTGGATAACTAAAAACCTTGTGTCAAACCCTACAGATGAAGATTACGGGAAATTACACTTTTGGTTTTTTAAATTTTTATGCAACATGGCTTGCGATAATATACCAACTTATAAAGAATTAGAAAAATGAACCAATTAATTTTATTTTTAGTAGGAGCTTTTATATTTGGTGTTTCGAGGTATGCGTACTTGGCGAATTCGAAAAATTCTAAATACTACATTCCTAAACCTCTTAGTTATTATCCGGAATATGACCAAGATGAATTTGGTGAAGAATTGATCCGCTTGATAAATGAGTACCGAGTATCATTAAATATTGGCGAATTGGAAGAAAATGACCATTTATCAGATGTGAGTTATTCGCACTCGATGTATATGGAGCAAAGAGGTGTTGTGTCTCACGATTTCTTTTCAAGTAGAGAAGCTGAGTTTCCCGATAGGTTACTTGGCGAAGTAGCAACTTTTAATCACAATGAACCGCAATCCGTATTAATTGCTTGGAAAAATTCGGCAAGTCACAATAAAACGATTTTGGATATTGATTACAAATTCATAGGCGTAAGTTATGCAATTGACGAATTCGGCAAGAAGTATGTTTGCGCTTTATTATTAAACTAAAATCTAACAATATGAGAAAATTTAAGCATAAACCATCAGGAAATTTAGCAGAATGGGATTCGGGCAACGAAAAATATATGTTTGGCAACCAATGGATTCCAAATTGGCTAATTGAAAACTCCGCAGATTGGGAAGAAGTAGTAGAGAAAGAGTGTGAGATACTTTCTTTCAATTGCCAAATTCTTTCGGGAGAAGTTGAACTTATTTTATTGCGGAATTCGGGTAATTGTTTCGGTAATTATTGTGTAGACGAAGAAACTTTGTTGAAATCAAATATCCATAAAATCCACTCCGTAAAACGATTATCGGACGGCGAAGTCTTTAAACTTGGCGATTTGACAACTAAAGGCGTAATTCACGGATTTGAATTTATTGGTGATGTATTTTCAGTAAGCGTTGGCGACCAAAAAACATTACTTCGTACTTTTGACAAAGCAAAACAACCGTTATTTGTAACTGAAGACGGGGTTAATATTTATAAAAACCAAAAATACTACGGACTTTACACAAAGTCTTGGGCAATTGAAGAACACGAAAACGGAATTGAATACGATATAAAGCTCGAAGATGTTGCTGATTCCTCATACTTAACCTTTTCAACCAAAGAAAAAGCAGAAGAATACATTTTAGAAAACAACCCGTGTTTGAGTATAGCGGATGTTTTTAAAGTATTAAAAACAGTTAGAGTTGGAGAAGATTGCTTTAAAATTAAACTTGAGCAATTCGCCAAGAGTAAAATACAATAGGCTAATTTGATAGAGAGTTCGAGTTGTCGCTCGATTAATAACGATTATGCTTGGCGAATATCTTTAAATTTGCAAGTCAA